AACGGCTTCTACCGTCCGTGCACATCGAGCGAGCTCGAGGCACTGGGTTGGAAAACCAACTTTACTGCACGAAAGAAGGGGATTTTTTCGAAGTTGGTGAACTTCCTGAAGACGCTGGGGAAAAAACCAAGCTCATGTGGCATGATCTACTTAAGGCCGCAGAGAAGGGGGACTGGACGTTTATCAAGTCAACTCAACCAAGAATTTGGATCACACTACGAGAACGACTTCTAAGCATGCGAGTTCCAGACTCCAAAGTACTCGATGGTGATACAATGAACGAGTGGTGGGTGGGACCCACTGGCTCTGGAAAATCACGACTCGCCTGGGAAAAGTACGGAGAAATCTGTTACCAAAAACAGCTGAACAAGTGGTGGGACGGTTACGACGGGCAACCAGTGGTTGTCATCGAAGAATGGAGTCCCAAGAATGACGTAACAGCCTCTGCACTGAAAATCTGGGCTGATCGTTACCCATTTTCAGCTCAGATCAAGGGAGGTATGTTACAAAAGATTCGTCCGTACAAAATCATCGTTATCTCCAACTACCGGATCGAAGATTGCTTCATCGATAGTCGGGACGCTGCTCCGATCGCACGTCGATTCACGGTGCGGGAATTCCCTGCCATGCTGAATGACGCGGCAACGGAGGCGGACAACTTCATTGCGACCTACGGAATACGTGACGAGACTGTCGACACACCTGCTACCGACATCGCCGAGAACGATGACGAAGAAGAAGAACTCGACATCATACCCGAAGTCACTACTCCACTCCAATTTCAGAACCACGATTGGGTGCAATACGCATCGGAATATGACTTCAACCGGTTGCTCGACTTGGACAGGCGTCATTGATGTTCGACTTTGCATTGTTGTATATGGGACTAGTTCATGACTTGTCAAATTGCAGAATGAGTTTTTACGGAGTTTCCTCGTCATGTAAAAATTTATCCGCTACGGGTAATTTCGCTCGTTACTACGTTACACTCGTCTCGCTCATACGCATCCGCGCGGCCCTACTCTCCTAGAATTTATAGCATATCCTCCAAAACGTCCTACAAAGCCTCATTCTTCAATTGTCCAAGTCAAGACCAAGTCACCATGTCCAACAAGCGCGAAAGTTCGAACGACATCAACGATCGCCCAGTCCAGCGTCAGCAACGCGGTCAAGCCGATATTCCGACACTCTTGCTCCAAGTGTGGCCTGAAATGGTGATGGAGTACCGTGAACAACGGGATGAAGCTCGAGCTCAACTTCGTATCGTCCGATCGCTTCTCGACGAGAATGTCGGTGAGCTAGGTGAGTTGCGCCAGAATCTCACTCACGCTTCCGAGGAGGTTCACAATTACAGCCGTCTCACCTTCCAGTTGTCCGACATCATTCTACGCATGGCAGCGGAACTTCCAGTCGCCCAACGTGAACGTTACATGCGTCACTACGAAGCGGCTGTCGCCGACTTCGATCGTACCGCGATCATCGACCTCACGGCCGATGAAGATATCGAAGAATAAGTACAGAACAATACAGTTGTAACTGGCCCTTGATTGATTGAAAATTCTAAACTACAGCTCATCATGTTCATCAGGCAGAGGTACCTGTACAGACATGTCAACATCAATCTGACGATTGCGCATACGCAAACGCTCACGCGCTTGCTGTTGACGAAACAATCGTTGAAGACTTCGAGCAACTGTAGCAGCTGACTCGGTCGTCTGTGCAACGATATGTGGACGACGCGTCCCATCACCACTTGAACTTATGGCCCTAGCCCTAGCCAGCTGGGCTGTCGTCACTGACCGATCATCTAGTTCAAGGCAAGGCGGTTAGGGTTTGCATTAACACCAGGCAAACCCCCCCGCCCTGTGATCATGTTGTAAGCATAGCGCATGCCAGCACGCGCAACGCCACTACCGACACGTTGCAAGAGGGGTATTGCCACTTCCTCAAAAGCGGCCGCACCTTCGTTCTGCGCTCCGCGGACTAACGATTCTACACCGCGAGCGATGTAACTCTCTTGCTCGGCTTCGGTATGCGTAAAGCCTGTCTCGGTTTGCATGGTACTAACAGAACTCAAAATACCAGGAGCATTTGGAGCTGCTTGAGTACCAATGATCACTCCATTCTTGTCCGGAATACCCTCGGACAACAAACAATGTTCCACACTCAATACTTGAGATGAAACAGGAGCGCCTTCAACAACAATAATGATCGTTGCCCACGAATAATCGGTCTGAAACGACATTGAGGTGCCAGACGTTCCTGTACCAGCATTGCTGGCACTATACCGAAACGCTGTATCATCCAGCCACTTGTTAATAACAGTGACCGGAGCCTGAGTCAAACTAGCCAACGTAAAACGACGGTAGTTTGACAAGCCCGACATCTCTGCAATCGTCGTGGGATACTTAACAGCCTGGGTAGATTCGTGCATTCCTTCGGTGGACAAGCCAACATGAACGAAACCCGAGGCTGACGTAGGAGCCAATGGACAGGACAATCGTACAGCATGCGCAATGGGTCGAATCAACTCCATTGCAGCAACGTACGACGCCTGTTTCGCGCGGTTAGTCCACGCGACACCGCCAAAATTACCCCAAGAAAGAGATGCGCCGGATGTGGCGGCGCACACAGCTTGGGTGTAAAATGGACGGTAAGCACGACCTGTTAGATCGCTAGCAACAGCGGTCGAAGATACCGACAAAATATCCGTGTCTGCATTCGCAATCGACGGAATAGTATTTGAATCCGGAACCTTCGCACCAAAACAACGGTTATCAAACGGGTCTAGTTGGGCTAAAGCCCACTTAGCCCCTGGACTAAGCTCGCCAGGGCAAGCGCATGGCTTGCTTTGAGTCCGCCGCGTTGTCGTCTGACGACGACGTTTACGCGGAGTATACGTCGTTGTTGTTCGCCGACGGCGGCGATATGTCACTCGACGGCGTCGATACGCCATATTCTTCTATTTTCGAAAGTTGAACTTGCACTACGTACTTCAACAAAAATTCGAAAATGATTCTTCAAGTTATCGGAAACTTGAAGATTGCACACTGCACATTGTACATGTGTTACACACACTGCACATTTGTGATGTGCAACCCTAAACACTGCACTGCACACAGCTACTGTGGGTAATACTAAGGCGCTGCGCGCCTCCCACAGTAGCTGAAGCCAAGCCAGTGAGTGTTGGTCGCTCCCGTTGGTCGCTCCTTCTGTTGGCGTTTGCACGGCCTGGTTCGCTTCGCTCCCGGCCGGCAAGGCAGAGAGTTTTTAGAAAAACATCAAGCAGGTCGTCGGCATGTTGGGGAACGGGTCATTTTTGAATTCACCTTGGAACACTCAAGTCAATGACATGCGACCTCCAGTTTCCAGACAACGCAGATACTGCTTCACGTGGAACAACTATCCGCTTGACGCCGAGGAACAGCTACGCTCCCTTGCGGAACGAAAGCGGATCACCTACATGGTGGTCGGACGCGAGTGTGGAATTCAGGGGACGCCGCATCTACAAGGTTACATGCATTTCGCCCACGCGATCACGTTCTCAGCCCTTAAACGGCTTCTACCGTCCGTGCACATCGAGCGAGCTCGAGGCACTGGGTTGGAAAACCAACTTTACTGCACGAAAGAAGGGGATTTTTTCGAAGTTGGTGAACTTCCTGAAGACGCTGGGGA